ATAACGTTTCCGATGAAATCCGTTCCATCCTTTTCCTTTTTCTTTCCGAGATAAATGATTGTAGAAGCGGAATACTTGAGACCACTTCCCCCTCCCATTTCTTTTGTAGGGACGTAAGCACCGACGACATCATAGGTGTGATTAGTAACGAGCATTGGGATGTTTGCTTTGCCCAGTTTAAGAGTCAGGATCCTAAAGACAGACTTAGTTAGTTGTGCTTTGGTCATGTCACGAACGTTCTTGTCGTCCGATGCGTCCTTCACCTCTTTGTTTGTGGCAAGCATACCAAGAGAGTCTAGCACAAACATCAAGGGTTTGCGCTCCTCCTTGGGTTGTTCCATGTATTTATCAATAATTCTTACAGCCTGTGTCCTGAATTCCTCAATTGTATCCACAGGGAAAATGATCATACGCTTGGAGTCGATGTTTCGACTCTCAATCATCTGCTTAGAAATGGCAGACTCAGTTTCAAAATAAATGACTCCAGCATTAGGATCAAGGTCAAGGAAATTACGAACGACAGAAAGGCAAAAGAAAGTCTTGCCCGTGCCTGATTCTCCTGCCAAGGCAGTAATCTTATTGGAAGGAAGACCTCCAAACAACGAACCACTAACAACGGCGTTAAACATATAGCTGCCAGTATCAACAAAAGATTCAACGTCGCCAGCAGCAATCCCGTCAGATACGAAGGAGGCAAACTCATTCTTACTATCCTTGATGACTTGTGATAAGAAATCCATAATTAATTAAAGAAACTTAGAAGTGATACCTTGCGTTCGGCGTCCCACCCAATGCATTCTAGCACGTTCTTGAGCGGTTCGTAAAACGACTTTTCAAATTGTGTGTTGTAATCGACATACTTGTCCAGGTTCAACTCTTTAGGAAGAGTGCCAAAGAAACTGATTACGTTCTGCTGGATCGGGTTAGGCGTCTTGAGATAGATGAACTTAATCTTCTCACCTTCCTGAATAAGAGGGTATTTATGAGTAAGTTTATTACGGCTAACATAGTGATTATACAGTAATGCACCTCGGACATGAATAGGAGTGCCCTTTTTAAAAATGTCCGCATGACTCTTATACTTATCGAGACCATTACATCCCCTAGGGAAAGCAATGTTAAGGTAATCCTGTACCCTAGTTTCTTCCTTAACAGCATCAATAAACTCCAGCACTTCATCGTTTGTTTTGTTGATGATGATATCATAGGCTTTCAACAACTTATCTTTAAAGTATGCTGGAGTTGAAGACCTTGCAGTCTCCATGCCACAGATTTTCATCTTAGGTTCTTTGTATCGAACCCCTTCACTATCCCACACGTTAAGAACATAACGCTTCTTCGCAGTCCAGAAACCACGATTGGCAATGTTCTCACGCTTCATCTTCATCTTCTGTTCAAAGGCGTTGAGGTACGTCGCCAGTTCTTCGTAAGAACGTTCAATAAACTTTTCAAGTTCCACTTGACAGATCTTATCAAGGAATTTAACAACGCCCTCATCAGTCTTCTCTCGTCCACTGAATATCTTGTCCACAAGAGGACCCAGATTGAGGTACATAGAATCAGTGTCACAAGCAATAACATAGTCAACTCCATCAGTTTTCAAAATTTTATTGAGATAAGCATTAGTCTTCTTCTCAATCCATTGGATAGACAGTTGACCAGAAATTGTAATTGCTTCTGCCATTTCCAATCGATAATATCGGAAGTGCTCATTACCAATGGCACCATAAGCAGAGTTCAATTGAATCTTACGTGCCATCTGGATATTGTTACACCGTGCAATCTCTTTCTTCAGTTCAACAGTTGGATTGTTTTCATATTCTTGCTTAGCCGATAGCATCTTTTTCTTGTAGATGACTCGCTCATCATAGATCTTTTGCATGAGCTTGGGCAAGAACCCCTGATATTTTGTTGTGTAGAAAGTGCCATTTGCACAGAGCGTTTGTCCACAAAGATCGCCAGTATCAATCTCCTCATTGAGTAGTTTCTCAACGTTTGCACTGGGATGTCTATGATCCTGTAGTGTTTCTGGGGAGATGTTGTACTGCATGATCAAGTGTGGGTACAGACTATTCAAGTCAAAACTCACAATCCAATCATACATACCAGGAATAGGTTGCTTAACGTATGCACCAGCATACTTAGCATTCTTGGTTGCCTCCATCTTAGGAGGAATAGCAATCTTTTGTTTAGCGAGATACACATAGATGATGTTATCCCACATGCGTACCTGGGAGTACACATCTTCATAGTTTACCTTGGCATCGTATGCCATGACAACAGCAAGTTCCAGTAGTTTCATCTTATCATCAAGACGATCTACCAGTCGTACGTCGTGGATGTTATACTCAACAAACTTTTGCCAGTCGTTAGTATAGAATTCTTTAAACGTATCGAACTCACTGTGATCAAGTTTCTTCTCGTTAAGTTCCACAGAACAAATGTGGTCTAGACGATATGATTCTTGGTTTGTGTACGTGAACTTACGATACAACTCAAGGTAATCGAGAGTAGCAATACCAGAGATATCATAAGCAATCTGCTTACGACCTTTGATATAGATTTCTCTACGAAGAATCGTACTCCAGGGAGACATCATACGTGTCTCTCTTTCTCCCAGGATACGAGAGATACGATTACAGATGTACGGCATATCGAACAACTGTACGTTCCACCCAGTAATAATATCTGGGTAGTTAGACACCCACCAATGGATGAATGCCTTTAGCAACCCACTCTCGGTTGCGAACTCCATGTAGTGAACTTTTGGATCTTTGTTCACAAATGGACGGGAACCAAACACAGTGATAGTTCCCATAATACTATCCTTGACACTGATACAAAGAATCTCCTGGTCTGCAGACTCGATGTCTGGGAAACCATTCTCTGCACCAGTCTCGATGTCAAGAGTAAAAATACGAAGTTGATTGAAATCAAAATCGATATGATCTCCAGGGTACGTCTCAAAGATATACTGATTCAGGAATCTGGTTTGACCATAGATGTGAAAGTCTTCTATGTCTCCATGATCCTGGATGAATTGCTTTGCGTCTTTGATCGTACCCTGCTGTACAGGACGTACATACTTACCATCCAGTGTTTTCCAATCAGAAGGTTTAGATGATGGCAAGAACAAGGTGGGGTTGAACTTCACCTTCTCTTGAAATTGTCTGCCGTGGTCATACCCACGGACAAGGATGTTGCTTCCAGATTGTTGTACGCTGGTGTAAAACTTCATTCGTTTTTGTCTTTCAAATCATAGTAAAGCGCCGAGAACATAGCAGATGGTTCGGCAATCAATGTAATGTCCGAGGACCTGACGATGACCTCACGATCATCGCTGAAAGCAGGAAAGGGCACTGCCCCATCTTCGGAGATCTCACAGGGGCATTTTAGCACACAATCGGGATCTCCGAACTCTACTCCAGGAATCTCCTCAACCTCTGCTACGAGCCAGAGCCCGTCGAACCTGAGGAGTTTGATCATCCCACCACCTCAGGATTGATTGCAGGATCGATCTGAGGGTCCTTAGCAAGGGGGCGACCGATAGCGGCAGCAATATCTGCTTCTGCTTGCTTCTCTGCAGGAGACTGACCACTACCATCAACGCCAGCAAACTCGGTTGCTGCTGTGCCGATCAGGTTCTCTGCTTCACGAACCTTTGCCTGGTATGCCTGAGCAAGACCAGGATCAGGATCACCTAGAGACAGGACGCCATCGTAAGGGATACGGAACTGGGTCTCGATAGAGTAGGGACACCAGCGACTGTACTTGACTTGAAGATCCTGAGCAGGATTGTCGAGGTTGTCAACGTTGATTAGTTCCAAAGTATATGGATGGTTCATGATCAAGCACACACCACGTTGCTCTTCACCTTTACCTTCAAATGCCTCTTGGAGCATCGTGATCAACTTCTCGCCAGTCTTGAGAACGACGATAGTTGGCTTCAGTTCTTTGGGTTGTGCGTCAGTCATTAGTTTCTTCTCCGTTGTTTTCTACTTTATTTGGAACTGCCCCACCATCGATGGGATAAAAAGGTTTGACAATATCAACATATTTTTTAAGGATATTATCAGTAGGAATCCCCATAGTAACTACTTTGTCAAAGGGAAATCTATATGCCATACTCTTGCTAAAAGGCATCAAAGGTGCCATAGAAATCTTAGGTTCCTCTTGAGTGCTGCCAGGAGCAAACTGCAAGACCATAGGAACTTCCAGAAGGAAGCAGTATGGCGCATTGTCTTCTCCTTGAATCTCACTCACCTTAGCAATTACTTGTAGATCGGGATTCAACAAAAGAATTTTGATGTCTTCCATAGTTTAGGATCATACTCCAGAATTATACCACAAAAAAATGGGGGAGTCAACCTGGATTTTGCCAGGTGCCCCCCTGCGGCGACGATACGATTTATTTAGCGTCTTCCTCTGCTAAGAACTCTCGGATCGCCTCACGTTTGATGTCGTACCACGTCAACTTCTGATGATCTGGAACGATTCTCTCCAGACTGATGCATAACAAACCATCATTAAACTCTACATCCACAACTCTAACATCGTCACCGAGTTGCCAAGTTGCTGCAAATGATCTTCGTGAAACCCCTTTGTGGAGGTATGTGACTTCAGGATCTGTGCCTGAAGTTTTGCTGGCAACTTTGAGAATGTTTGATTCAGTAGAAATTTCAATCTCTTCTGCTTTAAATCCTGCGAGAGCGATTTGAATTTCGTAATTACTGGAGTCATGTTTGATTAGGTTATACGGAGGATAGTTCTTGTTGTGACTTGTCATTGAGTCAAGTCTGTGGAACATATCACTCAGACCTACAGCGTGGGGCAGATAGATATCCCAAGTATTTGTCATTTGTTATCTCCTTATATTTAAGCGAGTTTAGTTTTTGAGTCCCCGAAGGCGACACTACTAATTATAACACATACAAAAAAAGGAGGGGTGTTGATACCCCTCCAATATTAGTCGGTCATCAGTATAACCCACCCCATATTTCGATAATGATCAAGGTGTGCTTTACCCCAAGGTATGGTTAACCACACTGTGGACTTGTCAGGCTTTAGGAACAGGACGTTTACTATTCGGTCGCTCATTCTTCTTGTTTCTTTCTACCGATATTATACTTGCTTTCTAGAGTCCAGTCATCTTTGTCTTTGAATGACAACACTTTGATTTGATTGAGAGGAGCAACGTCCTCAATCTTCTCAGTGCTAACTACCTCTAGAAGACCCCAGTCGGATAGAAGTTGAATGATTCTATTACGTCTCTGCACATCATTCAAAGAAAGGTTTGTCTTCTTACCATCAAGAGCAAACAGTTCTTTAAAGTGTACGATGTAATACTTTCCTTGCTTATGCAGGATATGACATGATTGGTATAGTTTACGTTCTTTCCTAGATGCTACACCAATACGAGTTAAAGTCTCACGAATCTTTAAGAAATCGTCTGGTTGACCTAGGGCAACTTCAACCATATCAGATTGTTGCCACGAAATTTCAGTATCTGTCATTTTGTCCCGCCCTTGTTCAGTGCCTTTTTTATAAGTTCAAGTTGTTCAGTTGTAAGAATCCGAAGTGCTTCTAGAGATTTGGCGTGGTTATAACCATAATACTCTTTAATCAAATCAAGATGTTCTAACGTCTGTTTTTTAATCCAGGGAGAGAATCTCTTCCTAGGTTTCAAACTATTTATAAAAAAGTCATACTGCATCTTCTTGTCAAGAGTATGATACTTGTTCATCTCATTGGCAAAAAGGATGGTATCAAGATGATACGCCAGACATTTGTTAACAATAAAAGGAGGGTAGTCCTTCACAGCAGATGGATTCTCATCCATCACATTCTTTTTAGTCTGATTAATGCTGTTCAGGTATTCACGTAGTTCAGTTCTCATAGTTAGTCAGCACTAGTTCTTTACGACTTGCCTGGTCAGTGTTGTAAGAACCTACACTCCTCATGGTGTAGGTGTGTGCGAATTCTGCTGCTTGCCACCCCTCAAACCTCTCACGAATAAGTTGAGACGAATTATAAGATATGAGTTGAGGACCAATAAAGCGGTCACACTTGATAGCAAAATGATCGTGGTTGAATCCGTTATGCATACTCCCTCTCTTTCCGTAGAGATTACTTCCAATCTCATAAGGGGGGTCGAGGTAAGTGAATGTTTGCTTGTTATCGCTAAGGAGTTGTTCATAACCAAGGTTTGTAATTTTCCAATCTGCAATTAGTTCTCCGTAGGCAGGGAGGTTATCGATGCCTCGCATTGACCAGTTGGATTCGCTTGCTTGTTTGCTGAATGAGGAACTTTCAGTAAGACCACTGAAACTGCACTTATTAAGAATATAAAAAGCAACAGCTCGATCCGTGTTATTTTTTGTTCTGTCATTTACAACGTCCTTACATTCAGTAAACAAAATTTTGGCAGACACTGGTTCTGGGTGACGATACTTAAGTTGCACCAGAATGTCTCTTAGTGATCTGCCGTCATCTCTAACCTCACACCAGAAGTTGTATAGAGGTTCGTACAGATCGTTGACCCAGATCTGAAGGTGAGGATACCGTTTGGTCACCTCCAGTGCTACAGATCCACCACCCAGAAAAGGTTCATGATAGTGGGTGTATTCTTTCAGATCAGGAATGTACTGAAATAGTTTGGAGATGGCACGACTCTTCCCCCCTGGATATCGAAGGGGAGTCTTCAGTTTCGGGTACTTCATAGTCTGAATCATGATAAAGTGTGTGAATTTCTTTTGCGTAAACATGTTCGAGAATTGCTGTTATGGTAGCACTGTTGACGACATGTTTTTCATAAACATAATCCCAATCAAATACTCCAAGCATTCTACGTTGAACATCAATAAGTAAAAGATGCTCAAATGTTTGTGAATAGTGAAAAATGGTATTCCTTTTAAAATTTTTTAGAGTGATAGCAGGAGTCTTATCACACTTAAAGGCATCTTTAACCTGCTTGAGTTCGTACTTGATCCCTTTCTTGTCAGTAAAATCAAATCCTTTTCCATCAGCCCATATGAGTTTACCTCGCAAAACTTTTTCAAGTGCCTTCTCAATTTTCCAAGAACGCCATCCATAGCATTCACTAGGCATCTTCTCACGATAGAACTGGTCGAATATCTTATCACATTCGTCCCAGAATAAAGTCAACTCATGCTTCGTCAGTTGAATCATAATCAGGTTCGTGGTATTTAAGGAATTCCCAAAAGATGTGTTTCATTTCCCTTTGCGTCATACCACAGTGGGCAGCAGCAGCAGGAAGGTTCATTGTAGCACGAAACAATGCTTCGTTTGCTTCGTTTACGTTTTGTGGTGTGGTCTTAACTCTAGTCATAAGAATCTAACTTCATTCACATACCCTGCTTCTAGAGCAGTCTCGATCATTCGATCAGAATAACTGCCTGGTTTTGGAGGAGCAGAAAAGTATATCACATAAAAAGCATCAGGATGCTTGACCTTCAACAATGCACCATTAGCAATTGCTTTCTTTACATTGTCTGTACGTTCTGCACCTGGACGCTTCTTACCACCTTTCTTACCACCCTTTGCTTCAACCCACTCGGTTTTGTTTGGGTAGTCTGCAATGTAATCCAGTTCAATACCAATGTCTTTGACATTGAAATCTTTACCTACGATCGTTGCTTGCCTGGTCTTCAGATCCTGCTCTACAAGATCTTCAAACTCATTACCAGACTTTTTACTTTCGGATTGGAAGTTTCTAATAATCATCGGAATTCACAGTTCATCATGATTTCAGTTAGACATGCCAACAGGTTGATCTCCTGGTCGGCAACGAAAGCAATCTGATACTGATACTTTGCCAGGACCAGGACTGCCTCAGGGATAGAACTTGGTTTCAAGTTCTCATAGAGAAGATCATAGATCTTTCTCATCACAATATTAGGATCGTTGTTGATATTCTCAACGACCCACTTCTTGACATTAGTGAACTCTTTATTCTTCAGCGAACTAAGAAGAACGTCCAGAGTAATGTCAGCGACATCCACAAGGATAGCAGAATTGATACTTCCAGTAGCCGCATAACGCTGGCACTCGTTAATAAGACGACGCCAATCAGGATAATAACGCTTAGTAAGTTTGGCGAGAACCTTATCTTCATAATCAATCTCCTCTCCATCTAGAATAGTTTTCAGACGAGTGTAGAACTGAAGCTGCAAACCAGTCGCCTGGTCTG